TTTTGATCCGGTCATCCCAGGTTCGATCCCTGGTACCCCAGCCATTTTTCTACTTTCAAACTAACTTAAGACGATTTTGAACCGAGCCATAAACCCCAGTTTATGCGCCTTTTTGCGCTGGTTATTCGGCAACCTTGGCGACTATATTTAATCTCTCATTTAGCTTATTTTGTCTCCTTTTTGGCAATAGTCTCTTTTACTCGCCAACCTTGAGCCTTTAGGGTTGGCGGACAACTTTCTTTATTTTTCAATGGTTACAGAGGCTCGCAAAAAGTTAAAGTTGTGAAATGGCTATCATATCACTAATTATTTTTAGAAACCGTGCGCTATTTTTCAAAAACAATGTGTAAGTGATTAATATTGCTCTATTAGTTCGCCAACTCTAAAACTTAAAAAACGGCATTATGTCTTAAAATTGGGTTGGTGAAAATTTTATATTTTCAATAAAGACTTGATTATTAAAGGCTAAGTATTTTATTGAATAGATATGATGAAAATTACAACAGCAAAAGAATTTGACTACAGCCCAAGAACACAAATATACGATCAAGAAACCATTGGTCTGGTTCAAAATATTCTGGACGATATTCAAGAAAATAAAACACATGCGGTCATGCAATATGCATCAAAATTTGGTGATATAGTGGATGGGCAAAAAATTCTTATTGAACAAGAAGAACTCAAATCTGCATATGATAGCTTGTCAGAGCATGATCAAGGCGTTTTACAAAGAACGGCTGAACGTATAAGGATTTTTGCTCAAGCGCAAAGAGATTCTATTCAGGATTTAAAATTCCCTATTGCTGGCGGTTATGCTGGTCACAAAGTGATGCCAATGGAGGTTGCTGGATGCTATGCCCCTGGTGGTCGTTTTCCATTGCCTTCATCTGTTTTTATGACTGTTATTCCGGCACGTGTTGCCGGTGTTAAAACGGTTTGCTTGGCTTCACCAAAACCAACGCAACATACATTAGCCGCCGCCTATATTGCAGGTGTCGATATGATGCTTCGTATCGGTGGCGCACAAGCTATTGGTGCAATGGCCTATGGCATTGATGGCGTACCAAAAGCCGACATTATTGTTGGTCCTGGCAATCGATATGTCACCGCCGCCAAACAAATTATTTCAAATCAATGTGCGATTGATATGTTAGCAGGACCATCCGAGCTAGCCATTTTAGCAGATGAAACAGCAAATGCGGAAGTTGTTGCCGCCGATTTATTGGCACAAGCCGAGCATGACACAGATGCATGGCCTATTTTGATTTCAACGTCACAAACCCTAATTGATGATGTACAAAAAGAATTGGAAAGTCAGTTAAAAACACTGCCCACCGCCTCAACAGCATCGGTATCAATCGCGAAAGGGTTAGCTGTTTATGCAGCGGATATTGATGAGGGCTTAAAAGTCCTTAATCACTTAGCGGCAGAACATGTTGAGATATTATGTGAGAATGCCGATGATGTTGCATCAAGAGTTGAACACGGTGGCGGGTTATTTATTGGAAGTGCGGCAGCAGAAGTCATAGGCGATTATGGCGCAGGGCCAAATCATACACTTCCAACAGGTGGAACAGCGCGTTATAAGGCCGGCCTTTCCATCTTTAACTTCATTCGTATGACAACATGGATTAACATTGATGACCCAGTCGATGCTGAACAGCTTTACAAAGATGCAGAGGATTTAGGTCGTATGGAAGGATTGGAAGCCCACGCAAGAGCCGCATCATTACGGAGACGGTCTTAAAACTGTACCAAGACCTGTTTCGCGTACCGCAGATTCCCAAATAGGTCGTCGCGATTGTAGTTTTTGGATACAATCCATCATAAGACTATGCGTTTTAGGCAGAGCATGTTTCATTTCTTCTCTAATAACTACATATGGTTCTTTACCATTCCACACGAGGGAATGTACCTCACACCCTCTTTCATTTGATGGAGGTTTGTTTGTGATCCAAATATCTCTAACACCCATATCGTTATAATCTTGCTGAGTAGTTGAATCTATTTTCTCTAATACTAAATCGCTACCTTCATACATTAAGCCACCAAGAATTAATTTATTTGTTCCTTCGAAAATATCCTGTCCGAATCTAGTATGAGAAGCATGATAATGTTCTGTTAGGGATAAATATCCAAATAACTCCTTAGCAGCATGTAAAGCTGAGGGTAAGTTTTCCAATGTTGCCTTAATAGAGATATTATTTTGATCGGCATCAGCGCTCTTTTCTTCACATGCTTTTTTAAAAGATACAACGCTTTTGCTCATAAATTATGATGACATTAACTTATTAAAAATATGTTAATTATTTAAATTATAAAACCTAGCCTCATTCTCTGTTCATTCCAGTCTAACGGTAAAGGCTTACCTTTGATAAGCGTATTAATTTGTAAAGACTGCGGTTGTTTCCCGTTCAATATCGCGCTGGTAATATCAGGGGCTAGATCTGTTAACCGTATGACTTTTTGGGTATATGTTCCCGATAAGTTTTCTTGATCTGCAATTTCTCTAATAGATTTGACTTCTCTTGTATCCAACATTTCCTGCCATCGATGTGCTCGTGCAATAGCTTTGATAAGCGCTTCATCTATATTCTCGTTGCTCATATCGACCACGTTGCGTCCATCTGGCGTTGTGATGCGTTTGCGTTTGGCCTTGCGCTGGAATTGCACGGGTATTTCCATGACCATTTGGTCGTCAATATCACCATGGGTTTTCAGGTCAGGCATAAATTGATGCAAGACCGATAGCATGCCTGACGGGTGGAAGGTAATGATGATTTTGTCGGGATGTACGATGATATTATCAATCACCAATTGAATGATACGAGCTTGCTCGGCTGGAAACAACTCCGCCCACATGATGTCGAAATTCTTCAAGCCTTTCCGAATGTCAGGCAGTGTGACGGCTTTATCACCATGCGATTGCATCCGTTGCACCCATTCAACATTGGTCAATGCCCGTTTGACTTGATCGAGGATTATCTCTTCTAAAAATTGTGCGTTTATTGTCTTAAGTGGGCAATTATCATAGGTCGTCTTAATCGCATGCGTACTCACATAATAACGATAGATTTTATCTTTCTTCTTTGAATATGTCGGTGTGAGTGAATAACCCTTCGGGTCTTTCAACAATCCCTTGAGCAAATACGGCCTGTCATTTTTTGATTTGCGCTGCCGGTATTTGGGGTTAGTGTTCAAAACGGATTGCGCTTGGTTAAATATTTCATCTGATATTATCGCATCGTGCTGGCCGTCATAGACCTCGCCCTTTTCTTTATGCTCAATCTTACCGATGTAAATCTGGTTTCTTAAAATCTGATACAGCGATGATTTGGTAAAATCACGCGCTGGATAATGTTTCCCTGTCGATGTGCGTCTGGCTTTGCTTTTATAGCCCTGTGCCTTTGCCAATTTTACCGTTTCTGTCGGCGATTGGGTTTCAATGAAGCTATCAAACAAGAAGCTTACAATCTTGGCTTCGTCCTCAATTACATGCAATTTGCTATCAATGGCATCATAGCCAAGGGGGATTGTTCCACCCATCCACATGCCTCGCTGTTTTGACAGGGCAATCTTATCCTTAATCCGTTCCGATGCGATTTCACGCTCAAATTGTGCGAATGATTGCAATACATTCAACACCAATCGTCCCATGGCACTATCCGTATTCAAATCCTGTGTGACCGATACAAACGACACGTTATATTCATCAAAAAATTTAATCATGCCTAGAAAATCGAGCATGGAGCGTGACAATCGGTCAATCTTATAGACCAAAACAACATCAATCTTGCCAGCCTTGATATCTTCTATCATGCGCTGGAGCGCTGGCCGTTCCATTGTGCCACCTGATATCCCACCATCATCATAATGTTCGTTGATTAACTCCCATCCTTCGTGACGTTGAGACAGGATTTTATTTTTCCCAGCCTCACGCTGAGCATCGAGCGAATTAAATTCTTTATCCAATCCTTCTTCGCTCGATTTACGGGTATAAATGGCGCATCGTTTGCGCTGGTGGTTTTGTGCAATATCCCTCATCATGATTTCAACCCAAAGAAACGAGGCCCCGACCATTTTGTACCAGTGATATGCGTGGCAATTTTGGTGAGGCTTTTATATTTGCATTGTCGATACTCAAACCCATCACGCAATACCGTCACCCGATGCGTCTCACCTCCATGCTCTCGCTCTAGGATTGTGCCAATCGGTGGCAGGTTTTTCTTCAACGTTTTCTTTGCCGTTAAGTTATGCATGTTCCTAATTTTGGTATGCGTATCATCTGCCAATCCTCCATAGGTCAATTCCTGCAATCGCCATGCAATCTTACGCACAAGAAAGACTTTATTTTTGTTATGGGGTGGTGCATCAAAAATGCTTGTCCAGAGTGTCACTAAATCTGGTGTTTGCATGTTTGGCAGGTTCGCGAGCTGCGATATCATTTGTGTGTTTGTATTCATGGTGTTTGGTCTCCTTTGTCACATGAATGCTTCAAAGCGCCACTTAGTCCAGTCGAACCAGTCTCTTTATTTGATTTATTTTTAATGCGAATAACACCGCGCAACATAAGGCTGGCGATTTCATCAATCCGCTGGTCAATGGATAATTCGTGCGCTGGTGTTGTGTTTATTTTGGTCTCATTCATAAAAACCAAGATGCCATCATTCCATTACGACCATGGGGGGATGCAAAGGGGGAGCTGGAGGGGGATGGTGGTGGGATATGGTAGGATCAAAAGGGGGATGACGCCCTAACAAGGTTCCTTAATAATGCGAACAACAACACCAAAAATATCAACGTCATCCTTGCTCGTAGCGATTATTGGATCGTAGTTTTTATTCTCTGGTGCAAAGACAATCCGATCACCTTGATTGAGGTACCTTTTAACCGTCATCTCACCATTGATACTGGCAACAACAATATCACGGTTTTCAGGAGACGCTGATTTGTTCACCAATAAAAGATCGCCATCGCTGATCCCAGCGCCAGTCATAGAATCACCATTCACATGGATGACGTATCCATCCGATGATTTGGGAAAGAAATTAAATGGGAATAATGCATGCGTATGCTCATCATTTGATTTTTCTAATGGTTTTCCAGCAGGGATTTGAACATTTAACATGGGAATGCGACCCATGGGAAATCCAGCTTCTTTCAAAGTCATGACACGATATATGCCCTCACCATAGAACTTAGATTGATTATTTTTGTGTGAGTTTTGGTAACTTGCCATTGAATATATTCCTCTCTTTTGATAAGAACATAATAGGAACAATTTAAAAATTAAATCAACACCAAGTTGTCTTATTACAGACAGAATATTAAGTAAGTCTGGTTTTGAATTTAATAATTCCCAACATACCCAATAGGCCATAGACGATGAAAGGAGACCTCTCTCATGGACAATATCGCAGTCGAGACAAGTTACACTATAAACGAAATCGTTCTGCATGATATTTACCATGGACGATTACAAGTGCATGCTTGGTTACCGTTCACGGCTGTTCATGAAATTAAAGAGCAGGAAATAGCTAATCAAATCGTTTACACAAAAACAGAACGCATGCATGAAGGCTATGTTCCAATCTATCCCATGGATGTTCGGCATGTCATGAAGTCGAAGCGTGTTCCGGTACGAGCCTTTCCTGGCAAACATGATGGGGAAGAGATTGTTTTAAGGCATGGTGTTGCTAATTATTGGATTGAAGCTCAAGACATTGTTGTGTTGGAAAATAGCCTTGTTCAGCACCGCCAAAGGCAAAAAACCAATGATATTAAGGTGACGGCCATTGCGCGATTGGCTGATATTATTCCAGACCTCCAGCGCAAAGCAACACAACCAGCGCGTAGTCCAAACTTTGACAATGTTGTTTTTAAGGGACAGGAATTTGCCTTTGGTTTGGTACAGGCCGATATCCTCAAACAGCTTTATAAGGCAGCGAGCGCTGGTGATCCAAAAGTTCATTTTAAAAGGCTATTTGTTGAAGCCGGTTCACAATCAGTGCGGATGCGCGATGTGTTTAAAAGCCAGCCTGATTGGAAAGACCTGATTTGCAATGATGCACGCGGTTATTACTGGCTTCATCCTGATTTTATGACGGCATTAAATACCAGCTCATCCCCCTTTTGATCCGACCATATCCCACCATCATCCCCCTCCAGCTCCCCCCCTGCATCCCCACGCAGGGGGTTTATAATTTTGTCACGTTGGTCTTGTCATTAACAAAAGGAGACCAATGATGAATGATAATAGAAAACCACCAATAAACCCTGTTTACGTTGTTCCAACAAAAGCACTGTTTCGAGAAATCCAAGCGATGCCTGTTCGGGATATTAAAGCCAAAGACCAGCGCGAACTCGAAGGCATCCGCAAAGCATTGATACGCGAAGCATGTGAAGTCACACGCTGTGTGCAATGGGTCGATGGAATAATCCGTTTGAACACGATCAAAGCGCATCGCAAATCTAAACCAACAAAATAATCACTTAAAACTCGATGTGCCAGCATTCATGCGCTCCTTTAATTGGGACGTTGCCAGTGCCGTGCATCCTTATTTTAAAAAGGAAAATACTCATGAAGAAACAAACCCAATCTCTCTCTGAGAGTGAATCCAATGTCGAACAACAAATGCGATCTGCCGTGCGAACATTGCGGCGAATGCCACCAGTTAAAGTCCAAGGTTATTACAGTGCATGGCCAGACATTGTGCGTGATGACCGTGAAATCATGGCCATGGCTAAAGAACCCTTGCGTGTGCGCCCCAGCGCCCATGATATCCAAGAATTGGAGGAAGTTCTCTTTGAATGGATGTCTTGGCTTACTGTCGAAGAACGTCGTTTATTATGGGCCAGAGCCAACCGCATTCCATGGAAAATGGTTTGTGGCGAACTTGGCGTTGGTCGCACCAAGGCATGGGAAATCTATAAATATACGCTGGGTAAGATTGCGAAACGCAAATGATCATCGGCACGTTTGCCCCGATCCCCAATAAAATATTGTGCCGTAAAGATCTCAGTCACGGCGCAAAACTCTGCTGTGCGCGACTTATTCAATATGCAGGCAAGGATGGTAAGGCATTCCCAAAGCTCAAAACCCTTGGTGATGAGTTGGGAGTGTCATCCCGTGGAGCGCAGAGATTTATTGCGGAGTTGGAACAAGCCAACCTTATTCGGTCTGAGCAACGAGGACGTGGCCAGTCCAATATCTACCATGTGGATAAGTCGATAGTTATCCACATCCCCGAAGTTACCACGACAAAACTGTCCACTCTAAACCGGACAAATGTGTCCACTCCAGACACGACAGATTTGTCCAGACCATATAAAGGAGGAAAAGAGAACTATAAAAAAGAACTTGAAAAGATAACAGCTGGGCTTGTGCATAACATGCGGATGCCTCGATGAAATACACAATCAAAACACCCCAAACAAAGCAATCAAATGATCGTCTATTCAGCTTGATAAGCACGGTGAATGAAGCGTTACTGGTGTTAACAAAGGAGCAAATAATGACTAAGAAACTTAAAAATAACGATGCCCAAATCAAGGCATTTATTAGCCACAAGGCAAATATTGACGCGATGTTAGAACGCCTTCAAAAAAAAATTACTATTTGAATTAAACAGAGGATATAAAAAATGGCACAGGGAAACACAGCAACACGATCACTACGTGGTGATTTTAAAGGGGTCAGCATTTCACGTTCTGCTGATGGAGTATTAACAGTTGACGTTTCTGATCTTGGTGATGTTGATGTGACTGTTGTGACATCGGGTCACGGTCAAATTACGAAGCATGCGCCTGTTGAAGAGCAAGATAACCTCCAAACAGTCACAAAAGAAGCCTATAATATTGGTGATGTTCTTCCTGATGGTTGGGTTGTTATGGGGCTATCGAAAGATACAGGTATGCCCTTTTCATGCGAACCTGCAGAAAGTGCATTGGACGGATACCAAACATGGCATACAGGTGAAGGCCATGCTGTAAAATTACGTGACGCCGGTAACCAAAATGCCCGTCAGCCAAGTGACAAAGAATTAAACACAATCTGGGAAGATGTTGTTAAAGCTGGTCGCAATGATAATGCTAAGCTTAATACAAACGGTTCCGCTCCGTACGGTAAATACTGGTCGTCTACGCCGGATCCGACCAACTCGGACGGTGCGCGGGTACAGTACCTAGGCGACGGCAGCAGGTATTGGGTCTATAAGGTCTACCGTAATGCGCGCGTCCGAGTTGTCCGCGACGAACCAAGTCTGAAGCTTGCGTAAGACTTGTTAGTCATTCAGTTATTTAATCATTTAAAAGCCGCGCGCAGCGCGGCTTAAATTTTGAATCGGTCAATTTTCAGGGATATCGATGGCACAATACGAACATTTACCGATTTATAAGCAGACTTACGACGTCCTATTGCGTGTTATGATCGCAACAAAGGATTTCCCGAGAGAATATAAATATACATTGGGTCAAAAAATTAAAGATGAACTGACTGAAATTATTATTTTGATTTATAGGGCCAATAGTGCAGAAAATAAAAAGAGCCACATACAAGAAATTTTAGAACGCATCCAAGCAGTTCAATTATTGATGCGTTTATCACATGATATGAAGATATTGTCACGCCGCCATTATGCGGCACTTTCTGAAATGACAGAAAGTCTTGGGAAGCAAGCCCAAGGGTGGCTCAAAAGTTCGAGGAAGAGGTAGCCAGAATGGATATAGGTCAAGGCTTAATCCAGAGAGCATATTCAGCTCGGATGGTGGCGGTATTTTTGCCAAAAGGCATTGATACCAAAGAAGAAACCGAAAGGTGGAAGGTTTGGCAGATGAGTAATCGCCTGCTCGATCATGAGATCACCATCATTGTTTAGGCGGTTCCAAACCGTACGGTAAATACTGGTCATCTACGCCGAATCCGAACAACTCCTATGAGATAAATCTTGCAACGATTTTGTATCAACAGGTGATCCTTGTAACTCCCAGTCTCGTATTTTTTGTTTACAGGTGGCCATTGTCGATTGGCGCAAATACGTGCGACCCGGCTTGATAATAAACCCCGTGAAATCAATTCCTTTATCTGCAAAATTAATGTGTTTTTTATTGGGGTGGAGTTTTAAGGCTAATTTTTCATGCAAAAACACCTCCATCTGTTCATACCATTGATTCAAAATCTCTGCATCATCATGAAATAATACCATGTCATCAACATAGCGACCATAATGCTTGGCCTTTAATTCATGTTTGGCAAATTGATCTAGCTCATTCATATAGACATTGGCAAAAAACTGACTTGTCAAATTACCAATGGGGAGACCTTTGCTTTCTTTTGCATTAAACAGGCTTTTATGTGGTGGTACTTGATCAAATAATGATTGCGGTGATCGCATGATAAAGTTGGATCGGGGGTCATGTAAAATAATTTGCTGTATTAATTCCCAAATCCACTCCTCGTGAATAAGAGGCTTGATCAGGTTCAATAATATCAACTTATCAATAGTTTTGAAAAAATTAGCAACATCAGCCTTCATAAAATATGCCGGCTTTGTCCATTGATGAGTGATAGAGCGTGCAAATTTTGAGACGCGGTGCATCCCATCATGCGTTCCACGCCCAGGAATGCATGCGTAATTATCACGAATGAACCGTTTATGAAACCTGTGTGAAATCATGTTATAAATCAGGTGGTGAACAACGCGATCACGAAAATCCGCTGCCCAGACTTCTCTGATTTTAGGGTGCGTAATGACAAAAGCAATGCTACGTCCTATCTGATAACTTCCATTTTTCAAGTCATGGTAAAGCTGAACAAGGTTCTTTTCTAAATCGGCTTCGAAGCGGAGCTGATTAATCGTATTGCGCTTTGCCTTCCGACAATCAAAGTACGCATCAAAAACAGATTCAATGGTAAGCTCCGTACTCATAACAAGCAGGCTCTCAGTCCACAATTTTTAAGAAATTAACTGGGTTAATATTCAAGTCACTAAATCTGGCTTTGTAAATCTTAATTAACTCCGAAGCTTCATTGAAAAGTTGATTGAGCAAATGAGGGTCGACTGCACCTCTAACGTATATTGTGGAAGGTGGTACACCATCATCACTATCAAGTTCATGCTGTATGATCATGAGTGGTGAAGCCGTATGGATAATATAGATACTGTTTGTACTCAGACCAGAACCAACGATCCATCTGTCTGGTATCAGTGCATTGTTTTCTTGTTCTGTATTGATTATGATTTTGTCTGACATGCATGATTTTCCCTGTGTTTAATTATTTCTATATTTTCATAATATTATAATTGATTCTTATTTGTTAAATCTATTTTTATGCATAGTTATTTAATTTGTTCGCGAACAATGTCGAGATCGAAGCATTTGCGTGCGAAATCTTGGCAACGCGCATGGAAAACAAAGCCTTGGATGAAGCGCCTATATGGACGGATTTACGAACCTTCAATTGCAAGCCGTGGCGTGGAGTTGTGGATTGCATCATTGGCGGATACCCCTGTCAGCCATTTTCAGTTGCAGGAAAGCAAAAAGGGGCTGACGACCCCAGACACTTATGGCCAAGCATCGCGAACATCATCAGGGATATCCAACCACGAATTTGCTTTTTTGAGAATGTCGGAGGACATCTCAAATTGGGGTTCGAACAAGTCCATGATGACCTATCAGCAATGGGTTACCAAGTTAAGACAGGCTTGTTTACAGCGGCGGAAGTTGGTGCATCTCACAAACGCGAACGCCTCTTCATTTTGGCGTACCGTGAAAGCGACAGAATCAACGGGTGGCTGTCTCAGCTATATCAAATTCAAACAACGGATGGAGGCTGGGATGCCTCTGAGTTTACGGGATCAGGTGAAACATCTCTGGCCAACTGTTCTGGTTTCATCTGCGAACGGTGTTTGTCAGAGCGAGGTGATCAACAACAATCCCAAAGGGCGGTTGGAAGTGTCTGTTGTGAATTGGGCAACACCGAACACGTTGGATCATCTTCCCCCACGATCACCCGAGGCCATGGAAAAACTGATGGGGCCGAACGGTCAGCGTGCAGGACGATCAAGGCCGAGCAATCTTCGGGAACAGATTATGTGGCCGACAGTCACAACACAGGATTCGAAGAACAATGCAGGGCCGAGTCAATTTGTCCGCAATACGAAACCATTGAATGTGAAAGCTGTCTGCCATTCCCACCCGGACCAGAAGGATATTTGATCCCTTACGCCCAAAATGCGAGAACACATTCGGATCAGCAAGTGGCACAAATTGCAGCATCAATGACAGAGTTTGGTTTTACAAATCCGATCTTAATCGCAGAAGATAATACCATTATCGCAGGACATGGTCGGTTAATGGCATCTAAAATGCTTAAATTGGAAACCGTTCCTGTCATTCGTCTAAACCATTTGGATGAAACCCAACGCCGTGCGCTGGTCATTGCAGATAATAAGATTGCTGAGAACGCAGGCTGGGATGAAGAGCTTTTACGCCAAGAAATCCATGTGTTGGATGATCTTGATTTTGATATTGATATCTTGGGGTTCAGTGAAGACGACCTTGAAAATATCCTTCTTGATTCTGACGCTGCCCAGGGTGGTATGACGGATGAAGATGCTATCCCCGAAGTCACAGAAAATCCAACGTCTGTTGCTGGCGATATTTGGATATGTGGTGATCATAAGGTTTTATGTGGTGATTCCACAATGATCGATGCGTATCAAAATTTGATGGGTGAAGAACTGGCAGATATGGTTTTCACTGATCCACCTTATAATGTTAACTATGCGAACTCTGCCAAAGACAAAATGCGTGGGAAATCACGCGCGATTAAAAACGACAATCTTGGTGATGAATTTGGTGAGTTTCTCTATGACGTTTGCACGAATTTGATGATGATGTGCAAAGGGGCAATGTATATTTGTATGAGTTCATCTGAGCTTCATACTCTCCAGAGCGCTTTCAAAGATGCTGGTGGTAAATGGTCAACATTCATTATATGGGCAAAAAACACATTTACATTGGGACGTGCTGACTATCAACGCCAATACGAACCGATCCTTTATGGTTGGAAAGAAGGACATGAGCATTTCTGGTGCGGTGCGCGTGATCAAAGCGATGTTTGGTTTGTCAATAAACCCGTTAAAAACGATCTTCACCCCACCATGAAACCTATTGAGCTAGTTGAGCGTGCGCTTCATAACTCCAGCAAAACCAAAGATATTGTCTTAGATGCATTTGGCGGATCAGGATCAACCATGATCGCCTGCGAAAAAACAAATCGCCGAGCAAGATTGATTGAGCTTGATCCCAAATACGCAGATGTCATTGTGAGACGCTGGCAGGACTATACTGGGAAGCAAGCAACTCTGGCCAATGATGGCCAGAGCTTTGATGATTTAACGCAGAAGCGACTTAATTAGATTTTATTGAATAATAGCGTTTGCCATCTCGGATCGTGTTGATGACTTCGTTGCCTGATTTCTTAATTGTAGAAAAATGGCCTCGAATGGTGTGATTTTGCCAGCTTGTTTTTTCAGCAACCTCTTCGATAGTGACCCCACCTTCTTGTTTGAGGAGTTTTTCGACTATTGCCTTTTTGGTCACCTTTGGAGGTGATGGTTTTGGATCAGGTGCTTTGATTTTTTGATCTTCTTTTGAAGTTTCAATTTTTGGTTTTTGCGTTGGTTGTGTCATGGTTTTTTCCTTTCGTTGACAGACCCATGAACGCTTCAATTCGATTGGAAGTAAAGTTGAATAGATCAGATAATCTAATCCTTTATTGAAGGCTCAATATTAAATATTTCAGGATCATTTTCGAGGAGTTGATCCATATCTTTGCGGATTGAGATTAGACGTTCGCTGATATGACCTAGGGCATCAATATGATCCTGCCTGATATGTTCTAAATCGGCTTTTGATAGCGTCTCAATCGAGTAGTTTAAAAATAAAAGCGTTCGCTCAATACATAATTTTTTAGATAAGAAAACATCATTAATATCATGTTTTACATTCATAATTTAATCTTTCGTTTATTTAAAATGAAGACTAGTAACGCTTCATCGTGGAGGGAAGTAAAGTGGAATAATAGAGGCCATGAAAACATCGATCAGAGGATATGCACGCCATCGCGGTGTGAGTGATAAGGCTGTTCGAAAGGCCATTGATACAGGGCGCATTACTTTAGACGCAGACGGTCAGATTGATACGGCACAAGCTGATTTAGAATGGTCAGAAAACACCGATCAAACAAAACAAAATATGATGGTCGCTGTTGATCAGCATGCTCCTAAATCAGAGCGTAATTCATACACAAAAATCAAAACCGCGCATGAGCTTTATAAGGCGCAATTAACCCAACTCGCCCTTCAAGAAAAAAAGGGGCAACTCATTCAAAAAGAGATGGTAAAGGCACAAGTTGGTCAGCTCTCAAGACAAGTTCGTGATAGCTGGATGAATTGGCCGTCACGTGTATCGGCATTAATGGCAGCTGAATTAGAAATTGAAGAGCATCAATTACACATCATTTTAGAGCGATATGTAAGGGAGCATTTAAATGACATCGGAGACGGAAAACTCAATTTCGATTGAGTATGATGCATCATTTGTTCAACGTATATTTTTAAACGGGTTTATACCTGATCGTCATTATTTAGTATCCGATTGGTCTGACAAACATCGGCTTTTATCAGGCAAATCATCTGCTGAACCAGGCGAGTGGAAAACATCACGTACGCCTTATCTCAAAGAGATTATGGATGAGCTATCCACCAGCTCACCAACACAACGCATTGTGTTTATGAAAGGCGCACAGGTTGGTGGAACAGAATGCGGTAATAACTGGATTGGCTATGTGATCCATATCGCACCGGGGCCAATGATGGCGGTGTCACCAACCGTTGATCTGGCAAAGCGTAATTCAAAGCAACGGATTGATCCGCTATTGCAAGACGTTCCTGTTTTGGCGGAAAAGGTTAAACCGCAGCGCGAGCGTGATAGTGGAAATACGATTTTAAGCAAAGAATTCGATGGTGGGTTCTTAGTGATGACGGGTGCGAATTCGGCGGCAGGATTAAGGTCAATGCCTGCACGATATTTGTTTATGGATGAGATTGATGCCTATCCCGGTGATGTGAATGGTGAAGGTGACCCGATCCTTTTGGCGGAGCGAAGATCTGCGACATTTAGAAACAGACGGAAGATATTTTTGGTGAGTACGCCAACGGTCAAAGGCATATCGCGAATACAGCGTGAATTTGAAAAATCGGATCAACGTTATTATCACATGCCTTGCCCCAAATGTGATCATTACCAGCATTTTAGATTTGAGCAGTTGAAATGGCCAGAAGGTGAACCTGAAAAAGTCACTTACACTTGTGAAGAATGCTCCTACGCTATTCGTAACCATGAAAAAACAGAGATGCTGGCTCGGGGTGAATGGCGTGGATTATCGGACTCTATTGATGGCACAATTGGTTATCACCTCTCATCACTCTATTCACCTGTGGGATGGTTCTCATGGGAAGATGCAGCGGTGATGTATGAAGAGGCCAAGCGTGATCCTGATTTGATGAAAGGATT